TCGTTCCGTCTTGAATATCATCAAGAGTGGTTTGCCCCACAATCGCCGGCGGAGTAGCGACACCTAAAGGATTCGATACTGCATCCTGACACGGAATGAGTGAAGTCGGGGTGATTGTCCCGTCAACTACTGTAAGTTGATGTGCTTCTTTATTGCTATCGTAATTTGCCATGATTTCCTATAGTAGTAAAGTGTTCGTGGTGTCAATTAACAAATTGTTTACGCCGTCGATGAATAGACTTTGTCCAAGATCTGGGAAAGTGTATCGGATTTTTGATCCAAAACTTTTTTCTGTTCTTCTTATTGTATTTAGTGTATAATCATCAATAACACCAGATGGTGCTTCTTCTTCATATAATGTGACATCAATAAAAGCCAAATCATATATTTTATAATCGGCATAATGGCGAATTTGAGTGTTACCATAATTAGCCCATTCATTAGTATTTATGAGATGGTGTTTCCAATCGTATTTACATATCTCTGTGTCATTCAGCAGAAGATTATATACCCAACCGCCATACGAGTAACTATTGATAACACCACCGCGTAAACCATATCCAAATACAACAGTACCAGCTGGGTGAATGATATCTTTAAGAGGTCCTATCCATTCGTCTTTGTCTTTAATCGTACTAATCGCATATGAGAAATCTTGATAATAATATGAATCTTGGAGATATCTATTACCAGATACCCAACCATCAGTATTACTATATGATCCTGAATAACGACTTATAGATCCTGTTACAATTGATCCAATTGTTTCGAAAGTCTTATATATCTTATATCCTATAGCACCAGAAGTACCACCTAAGAAACTCTCACCTTCAATAAATGGGATAGAATTAAGATCTGGCTTTACAGCAAAATCGTTATCGAGAACAGTAAAGAATGGTGTCGCAATATAAGCAGCAGAAAGAACGGCATGATCATCATCAAGAATATCATAAATGTATTTCTGGTTGCTATTCTCATATGAAGTGAAAATCCAATCATTAACAACTATTTCATCAGTGTTTCTGAACTGAATACGGTAAATGCGCCCTTGCCAAGATTGGTTAGTTTTATTTCCACCGAATATAACCTGATCACCAATGACAAAAGTTTCAAGTAGATTCCCTGAGTTATCTAAAACATCATTTACATATAAAGATATACTTGTTTGATCACCAACAACCCTAATCTTATAATCAGTATTTGGAAGAAATCGAGTAACACTGAGGAGATTAACAGCTCCAGATGATTTTAAAATTGCTAAACCTGTAGTTCCTAATCGTAAAGTTAAGACGCCATTTGCATCTTGTGGGCCTAGCAGAGAAATATGATTGGGGATAACTGCGGGGGTTCTAAACCATATAGTCCAGTCGTAATCATCAGCATGAACCCTACTTACAGTCGCCCAGCCAGTTCCATTCCAGTTACCAGTATAAGTGTAATCAGTGGTACCAGATAATGAATAAGCCATCATTCCAGTTGTTGGACTCAGTCTTCGGACAATACCACGAGCGCCTGAATTCTCCCCAACAACCGTCTCACCTATCTTGTAAAAGATATCATTCCACGCATCATTATATATGAAAGCGTTTTTGAAGAAGCTCGTCTTTGTCGCATCGAATGAGAATTGAAGAGGAAATGTATACGGAAATCCGGCAGTTTCAGAAGAAAGGTAATTGACACCGAAGTTATTAATCTCAACAGATTTGATCTTACCAATAGAAGAAGAAACTGGATATAATATCGCACCAGAACCAGCAACAGTATATATTGTATAAGAAGGCATTTCTTTGTAGTCATAGCCTTCATCAATAATTCTAATAGTAAGAATTTCACCATTGGCTCCAACAGTCAAGATTGAAGCTTTAGCTCCACGACCAGATGGTGAATTAAAAAGAATTATCTCATTGACAGCATATCCTAAACCTGGCTTAATTATTTCAAATCCTTCGATACCGCCTGGTTCAACTTTGTCAATAACAACGAAACCATCGACACCAATTTCACTGTTTATATCGATTGAATCGCCTTGCTGATTATATAATCCTTTCTGGGTTATTTCAACATCGGAAATGATACTATAAACATGCTCCTCTATGATCGTCTTTCCATCGATTGTAATACCAGTTACAGTTTCTCCTACAACGAATTCAGAGAAATCATTCACTGGACTTACAGAAGATAAGGAGCATTCAGCGACAAGAAATCCATTTGAAGCTGTATATAAAGTTATTTTCTCAATAAGACCACGAGCGCCTGAAGTCTGACCTAATATTTCAGTACCTTCAAGACCACGGATAACTTCATCGCCGCGGTTGTTGGATATCTTTATAACGAAGTCACGATCCCACTTACCATCGGATACTCGCAATATATCATTAGTCGGATAGAACAAGCGGACATCTTCATTAAACAACAATTTGAAAAGAAACTTAATCGATTTCTCGGACCCTGCGGATTCATACAGTTGTTTGATATTCTCAATTAAGTTTCTTTTATCAATGCCTGGAGTTAATGCGTCAGCCATTGAGTTGAGATAGGTTTTCGTAAAGTTCTCAAGATATTCTAATGTAGTCAGATTGATATCCGAGTAATTAAGAATATTGGCTATAAATTCATAAGCTTCACCTTGTTCATCCTGTTGCGAATAGTACAGCTTGATAAACTCAACGAAATTCGGGTATTCAGCTTTTATAAAACTTGGAATGCTGTTTTCAATTAAGGTTGCCCTGAATTTATTAGCCATGGTTTATTTGTAATCCTTATTTTCAGCAGTTACTTGTATTGTTACGCCTTGTGCTCGTCCATAATCGACAATAGCGGGAGACTTATCAAGAAGTATGATTTGATTATACCCTGGAGTGATATTCAGATTTGAAGGTGTACAATAGAACCTCAAGTCTAAAGTATCGAGAGGAAGATCATATACTGTTATTGTATGATCGATTGCTCCAGTAGCGTAGTCAATCGATCCAACGCTCTGGAATACAATCTCATTTGTCAAGATGTTTGTGGAATATAAATTGCCAAGACCATCATCACGGATAATCTGTTTTGATGTAGCACCAGAAGTACCAAGTAAGTTGTAATATGAAGTATACAACGACCCAGGAACTATTGGGTTCGAGAATTTCATTTCTCTCGTTTCAAGAACCCCTAATTTCGGTGTAATACGTTTCATCATCTTCAATGAAGTGATGGAGTTGCTTATCGATGGAGTGCTTGCATCAATAGCCGAAGACAATTTTGAATAGTGCAACGGTCTGTTGAACAATTGGGTAGTATCGACAAAGTATTTTGCAATACTCGAATCGACCAATATTGAAATCTCATTCGGTTTCAATATAGTAATGCCGACGTTATATTGAACAGCGGTATTAACAAGAATGTACAAATAATCTGGACTCACAATTTCTGGGATAACCGTGACAACGTTATATTTCTCAGTGAGATTCTTTTTGATGGATTCCTTCAGACTGTTAGAAAGAATTTCCGTATGCTTTGGTTTGATCGCGATGAAAACTTTTCCATATACTGGAGGTTCGTTATATTCTCCACCCCAAATGCTCATTGATTCTATCCAAGGATATTCAGCAAGCATGAAGTTTTCATAATCAGCAGTGGTAACAGCTCGTGACTGAGCTTTATACATCTTCGGAGCCTTATCTCGAATACTGTCAATCGATTCTGGATCAGCCGCACCATATGCTACAACTCTGGTTGTGATGGTGTAAACGTTAATCCCGTCGATCATTTGAGTTTTCTGAAATATAGCGGCGTTGTTGGCTTCTTCGCCATGCTTAGAAATGATATAAGACAACTCAACAGTGCTACCGCTTATTGGCTTTTTGCCAATGATGCCGTCACCGAATGTTACTTCAAATCGTCCATCAGCCCTTTCGTGTATGAAATAAACATTTGAGGTGCTATTAACTAAAGTGATATTCTCATTCCGTGTATATTCAGTTACCACATTACCAGATATGTTACGAACTTTAAGCGAGGTTATATCAGCATCATTTGATGGGACAACGAAATTTTGTGATATTGAATTATCCACTGTATATTTGAAGCTATTATATACACCCTCGTATATGTCAACTTCCTCTATTAAATACTCGCCAGAAAGACCATCAACTTTAGGATAAGCAAGGAGCTGTTCTTTTGTTGAAAATATCATCCCATTAGGAGTAACGAATCGAGTTCCAGCATCTATCGTGATATAAGCAGGGAAACCAGATACAGATGGAAAGTATATATCGATTTCAGCGGTCGCTGTTCTCTTGCTTCTTGGAGTATATCCGATTGCTTTTGCCAACGATACAACAGATGACCGCAATTGTGCTGAATCAATAAACATTTCATTAGCGGCCATATTAGCCATAACCGCATTCATATGAGTATTGTATGAAAGGATATCCAATATAATATTTAAAGCAGATCCCTCAAATTCGTAATCTTGAAATGTCGGGTCGGCTTTGAAATATTCAATCAGCTTTCCCTTAATAAGATCAAAATCAAGCTCTGTGACTGATATTTCTGATTTGTTAGATGCCATATGTCTACCTGGTTATTTTTAGAAAGATTTCAACATTGCTTGGGGATAATGTATTGAGTATAACATAATATATATTTATAGACACAGCATTCCCGTCTGTATTTGGCACAATATCAATATTCGTAAGATCAACTCTTGGCTCGTATTTAAGAATTATGCCGGCTATTCGTTCTCGGAGTATTTCAGTGTTTCCAACCTCTTCGAAGTTTTCAAAAAGCATGTCATATATTCCACCCTCAATTTCTGGGTGAAATGGCTTTTCGTTTTTATTCAACAGAACAAGATTCCTTAAGGATTGCTTTATAGCAGCATCTCCAGTTTTCATTGCCACATCATGAGTGACAGGATGTTTTGAAAAGGCAATATTTATATCCCGGAATATACGAGATGGATTTTGCTCGGTGTAATTGTAATTTAGTGACATATATTATCCTTATTCGCATTTATGAATTTCACCAGGTGATGCTGGCGTATTCGTTATGTCAGTTGCCGTATATGAAAGATCGCCAATAGAGGTGCTTGAACTTATTGAGCTTTTCGAAGTGCTAACAGCAGAAGAAGGAGGCGATGGGCTCGGACTTGCGGTAACTGCAAGATATGTATGACCACTATCAGTGTCAGTTCCTACTGGTCCAGAAGCAAGAATATTGCCAGCTACTCGCATACTACCACTTGAACTAACATCACCAGCTGAGGATATACCACCAGTGGAACTCAATTTACCATTCACAACAGTCGGCCCCGTATTCTGGATGCTTGAAGCATCAACAAAAATAGTCCCTGGTGTTACTTTCAATTGTGTACTTGCCGTGCCTGAAGCGTTAACATTATAATTTGGTATACTCGGGATAATCGAGCCTTCTGTGGAAATCTTACCTGTATTTATGACAGAACAAGACAAAGCAATTGATTTATATCCATCGGAAGTGACAAAGACAGGTGAAATGTTCTCAATACTGATTGGAGAATATGATCCCACGCCACATGTCGTTTCTATGCTGGAAATAACGCTTACCTTGCCCCCTGCTGAGTCTTTTATATCATTGTTAGCTAATCGTACATGATTATTTTCCGTCGCGTCAGTAGTGCTTCCTTTTGATCTACGAACGATATCCGAATATACAGTCATTGAATCATTTCCGCGAGTGATAGTGGCTTTATTTCCATCTACAACGCGAATCATATCACCTTCGATGTGCTGCCAGTAATCACCTTTTATATGCTCGTCTTTATTACCTGATATCGTGACACGGTAATCGCCTTCGACATACAAATGTTTATTTGCTAGATCAATCTCGAACCCATCCCCAAAGATCTTACGGACTTCTTTACCATCAGGATGAATTTCAAGAAAATTCTGTGAGGTCTTGTGTTGTCTAAAGTAGCGCTCGGAACCTGGAGTGCTATCCCATTCTTCAATATGTCCCCATTCACAACTATCGCATTCAGGGTTATAGAACCCTTCCCATACATAATTGTAAGGATAAACAGGAGCATATGGTGATTCAGGCTCTGACCATTGAGTAGCTGCAGTGGTCACTCCTTTAAGAACTGAAGCTTTACGAATAGTAACTGGTACAGGTTCGTCAACATGTTTACCGACAGTTCCTCGCGCATGACGATTTGTATCAGGCTCGCTGAGTTTTGATTCTTGTGGGAAACAACCAATCGGGTCATTAAATCCAGTTGCTGGAGAAGAAGAGTCAATTGGTATACCACCTATCGATCCCATTATGATTGGTTGTTGCTTGTCTTGACCGTCACGATAAAATCCCATGACCCACGAACCTTGAACAAGACCGATGGGAGCATGCCCGATACCATTCATTGATGCAGTAGTAACAGGCATCATAGGCATCGCCCACGGTAATGCTGAAGTAGGGATATCGTTTTTGTTTTGTGTATGATCGCCGAGAACTCTCACTTTCACTCTTCCTAGTTTCTCTGGGTCTGAGGTGCATTCAACCACGCCCATGAACCAGTAAAAACCATCAACACCCATCACGTTTTTAGGGTTATCCATTATACGCCTCCTCTACCACCAGGTACGCTCGTTCTGCTCCCGTAATCAGGAGAACCAGCTTCTTCCCAGATGGGATCAGTTTCTAATTTGACATAATCATCCCTGACTACATCCATAATACAGGAGAAATGTTCTCCTGTAAATTTTCGTCTTAAAGCTGTTATGATGTAATGACCAGCAAAGCGAGAATCTTTCTTAGGACGTTCATCCGATGGATCTTTGAGTTTCCATTCAGGAGACCACACATTGATAAGAATTTTATCTCCCACTTTGCGTGTTAGATTACCAGGAGTGGTAATCTGCATTTTGACAAAGTTTAATTGAGCAATTTGCCCTCGTCTTTGACGTACCCATTGATCTGGTCTAAAAGATTCTTGATCATCCCATTGCCATGCATGGTCAGGGCATATACTGATTATAGCACCCTCATTAGAAGCCATCTTATCGTTCGTGTACGCTCTTATTAGCTGAACTTGATTGTCTGTATGCGGAAGCTTTCCAAATTCAGTGCCATAGTCATATTGTGATTCCAATGAGTAGTTTGAAGCTGAATCTCCTGAAGGATGATGGTCAACAACCCGCTTATTGAAGATATCATGCCGTATGAGTCTATTTGATATCATTCCAGACAAAGCTGCAGAAGATATATCATGGTATCCCATTCGTTTCATCGAAATGATATTAAGATACTGGTTCTTTAAAAATTCAGGTTTAGGCTCGCCTTGCGTATCAGCTATTTCCTCACCAGAAGCGGTGCTGTATTCAGCGACAACAGGCGAATTGAATAACTCTGAAAATGACTTG